AGCCCCGAGTTCCGCGCAGCGTGGGCCGCGAAACACGGTAATGAGGGTTTGGCCGCGCTTGAGGAGCTCGGTGCTAATGCGAGGGTGCTTGATCCGGCTCATCGTGAGTCGCGTCCCAGTATTAGTCAGCGCCGGATCGCTTTGAATGAAGCGGCAGAAAACTTTCACTTTGATTTGATTGATCAGGAAATCAACGAGAAGCTGAATTTACCCGAGCGTGGGTTCACGATTGAGTTTCAGCATGGCGGCGAGGGCAAGTACGAAAGATCTTTGAAGCTGTACCCTACTGACGACACTTTGACTCCAGATGAAAAAGCGGTCATGGATCGTTATCAAGCCGTTGCCCGGGAACCGGGGAACTTATCCAAAGACTATGCAGACTTTGTCACGACATCTTCTGGCGATAAGATACCTCTGCCAAAAATGGATCAAGGCTACGATCTCCAAGAGGCTTTGATTGAAGCTTTGCGGACGAATAGCGACGGTCTCTACGGGGAGGCTGCACGGAGGCTTACCCCTGAAAACCGGGACCTTGGGGTGATGATTCTTGACGGTATTCGCAGGGTTGAGAAGCGGTATGTGAATGAGGTGGACAAGCTCCCGGAGGCACAAGCCTTCAATGCGATCTACCGTAACAACAAGTACATTTTGCAGAACGCCATTGAGACTGCGGGTAAGGCTTTCCCCGCTACCGGCACAAATAGAATTAATTTAGATCCGGAGCTGGCTGCGGCTTTGCAGACTTTGCGGAACTCTAAGAATGCCGAGGGCCTTGCTCCCGAGATTCGTCAACAGACGGCGGATTATGCTCGGGACATTGTGGCGAAGCGTGAGGCTCGAATGCGTCCGGCCGGGGCTCAGTTGTACGCTGAAGGTGGCATTGTAACGATGATCCCTGACGTTGTGCAGAAGTATCACGGTGGTGGCGGCGTCCATGTACACCCGAACATAAGAACCGGCCGTGTGTCCGATTTCCGCACGGGTGATACGATTATCCCAAAAATGTATGAGTACGATTTTTACACCCCTGCTGAAATGCGAGACGGGAACCGCGTACCGTCGCCCATTGAGATGCAGACGGGCGTGATGATTAATGATTTCATGCCAGCTTTTCCTGATGTCCCGGTGGACGATGATGGGGACGGGGTTGTTGATTTCATGGTGCAGGGCATGCCTGCGGTAATGCCGGAGTATCAAGGCGATGATTTTACGGGCCGTATACCGCTGACCGCGGATCAACAGGCGGTCTTGGATATGAAACGTGCGCAATCTTTGGGTGACGTTGAGTATATCGCAGACATGATGGCTTTGGAGGGCCCCGAGACCTACGGTTTGATGGCTTCGGCCTTTGATATGGACGCGCAACGCAAGGAAGAGGCGCTTAGGAATCTTGGTGTGGCGTCGATGATTCCGCAGCTTTTGGCTGAAGAACGGGCATTATTTACACAAATGCCTGCTGTTTTGGGGACAGAAACGGCTCAAACCTCGCCGACCAGTGCGTATGGCACATATTACCCTGGCGTAGATAAAGTCATCATGGACACGCAAAATATAACAGAATCCATTGACCGCGGCATGCCGTTCCAGAGCCAACTGACTAACATGCATGAGTTGATGCATGCGGGGCTTCAAAAACGTGTAGCGGACATGATTGCCCGGCGTCCGGAATACTTTCAGAACCTGGCGAAGGTGGCTGGCCCGGGCATTGGCGGCTTTGATGCAGACAAAGATCGGTTCCGACAGGTCATGGATGTTGATGGAATGTACGCCCTTTTGAATATCCCATTAGAAAATCGGCAGCTTTTCGACAACATCTATAATGAATATATCTCTGCAAGGGTAAATTACAGACGATCGGGAGATTCGGCCGATTTAGAGTTGCAAGAGCAGCTCAAGCTGAAGGTTGAGGATGCTCGCGCAGCTTTGCTGGAGCCTTATCTTACCGCGCCTTATGGCGGAGAAGCTGAGTATTCTTTGGGGCACTCTTTGATTGCTGTTCCGACTGTAACGGAGTTCCTGCCCAAGATCTTGAACCGTGGAACTTTGGTAGAGCAGGCTTTTGGCACATCCTTGCTGCGTGATTATTCGGAGCGTTATCTACCGGGGGCGCACTTCGCGGACGTAAAGCGCAGCATGGTTGACGCGGGTATCTTAGAAAAGTACCCGATTATGAAGCACTACTTCCAATACGGTCATTTTGCGGGGGTTGTTCCGGAAGGTAAAACCTATGGCGAGCCCGGTGTCGGAATGATCTTCCCGGAAGGTTTTGATGCTATCAGTCCAAATCATCAGTCACATGCGGGCCGGATTCTCACGCGGGTGATGCATGGTAACTTGCACTCATCGAATAAAGACATGAGCACAATAAATTATCATGCCGGTGGTGAAAACTTAGCTCCGTTTGTTGAACAGATACGAGGTTTTAACCTTGAAGCTATTGACTTTATTCTAGACAAGCACCGTTCTTTGACTTCACGGTATCGTGCAGATATCATAGAACCTGGAATGTCAGGTGCGGCTATATCGCCTGAAGATGTTGTGGTTCAAGATTTGTTTCTTGAAAATCAGGCTGAACAGGCGGCATCTGAGCGAGCAGTGGCTGAGCTGACCGGAAATTGACCTTTGGTTGGATATTGATTTTGGTAACGGCGCATTCGCCTACAAACTACAGCATTGAGCCGTTGTCTTATGCAGAAACAATGGCCGAGTGCTATTTTCATAGCACCGTGATTGATTTGGATGACGAGATGCAACTTAACAGTGAGATGCTTTGCATCCGCGTAGAGGGCGAAGAATGGCTAGACCTCCAGTAAGCTTGATGGAAAACAACGTGCCGTCGCAGATTGCGATGGACGAGCTCGCCGCGGAAGTCGAAATCGAGTCCCCGGGTGCAGAAATGATGTCAAAGGACGTCATGGTAGAGCTTGAGGATGACGGTGGAGCGATGGTTTCGTTTGGCCCGGAGGACGCGGACCGTGGTTCGATGGGCTTTTATGACAATCTGGCAGAAGGTCTGGATGATCGGGTGCTGGACTCGATCGCTTCGGAACTTTTGGGTGAATTTGACGCAAACAAGTCAAGCCGACAGGAGTGGGAAGATGCTTATGCTAACGGTTTGGAGCTGTTGGGATTCTCTTATGAGGAAAGATCAGAGCCTTTCCGTGGGGCTACAGGCGTCACCCATCCCCTTTTGGCGGAAGCTGCGGTGCAGTTTCAGGCGCAAGCTTTCAATGAGCTGCTGCCACCTTCCGGCCCAGTGCGCACGGCAATCGTAGGCTCTGCGACCAAGGAAAAAGAAGATCAATCGACGCGCGTGAAGGAGTTTATGAACTTCTACATCACCAATGTGATGGAAGATTACACGCCTGACATGGATCAAATGCTGTTTTACCTGCCGTTAGCGGGCAGCACCTTCAAAAAAGTGTATTACGACGAAGGTTTGGGCCGCGCAGTCAGTAAATTTGTCCCGGCAGAGAACCTTGTGGTGCCTTACGAGGCCGCAGACCTCGAAAGTTGCCCAAATGTCACACATGTTGTAAAAATGTCACTCAATGAGCTACGAAAAAAGCAGCTCAGTGGCTTTTACCTCGATATTCCAGTGCTTCCTGCGCAGGCTTCTGATGGCGGGAACCTTCAAACCGAGCTTGATCAGCTTAAAGGAATCGAGCCCTCTACAATCGACTACGATTGCACCCTTTTGGAGTGTCATGTCGATCTGGACATAGAGGGTTTTGAGGATGTTGGGGAAAACGGAGAGGCTACCGGTATCAGAATACCGTATGTAGTCACTATTTCACAGGATAACGGTCAAATACTGTCGATTCGTCGTAATTATCGTGACGACGATGAGCAGAAAAGAAAAATACAGTATTTTGTGCACTATAAGTTCCTGCCAGGCTTCGGGTTTTACGGTCTTGGGCTTATACACACCATTGGCGGGCTGTCACGGACCGCCACAGCGGCACTGAGGCAGCTAATCGATGCCGGTACGTTATCCAACCTCCCAGCGGGTTTCAAAGCCCGCGGATTGCGTATCAGGGATGATGAGGATCCGCTTCAGCCCGGAGAGTTTCGCGATGTCGATGCACCCGGAGGGGCTATTCGTGACAGCCTAATGCCGCTGCCGTTCAAAGGTCCCGACAACACCTTATTCCAACTGATGGGGTTTGTTGTTGAGGCCGGACAAAGGTTTGCCACCATCACCGATTTGAAAGTTGGTGACGGTAATCAGCAGGCTGCGGTGGGCACGACTATTGCCATGTTGGAACAGGGCTCTCGTGTGATGAGCGCTGTCCACAAGCGCCTGCACTATGCTATGCGCCAAGAATTTAAGATTTTGTCGAGGGTGATGGCTGAAAGCCTGCCTCCAAGCTATCCCTATGAGATTGAAGGAATCTCTTCGGAGATTTTTGCAAAGGATTTTGATGACCGGGTAGATGTAATCCCTGTCTCGAATCCAAATGTTTTCAGTCAGGCCCAGCGTATTGCGTTAGCTCAGACAAAAATGCAGCTCGCTATTCAGGCTCCCGAGCTTCACAATATGTACGAAGTGTATAGGGATATGTATGAGGCCCTTGGCGTTCGTGACATTGACAAGGTTTTGAAGGCTCAAAGCGAGAAAAAGCCTGAGCCGAAGGACCCCGCGCAAGAGAACATCGATGCATTGGAAAAGTCGCCGATGGTTGCCTTCCCGGGACAGGACCATCAGGCTCATATCCTCGCTCATTTGGTGTTTGGCTCGTCTCCGATGGTGGGCGCGATGGCCGATGTTGCTATGGCGGTGCAAAAGCACGTTATGTCTCACGTCCAAATCCAAGCTCGTGAAATGGCTGCGCAACAGCTTCAATTCGACGGTGAAGGCACTCCGGAGCAGCAAATGCAGTTTGAGGCTTTGACCGCTCAGATGGTTGGGCAACTTATGCAGGAAGTTCAGCAGCTTAGCCGCTCTGTTTCTGGCGGTCAGCAAGGTGCAGATCCTGTCGTCGCTCTCAAAGAGCAAGAACTTCAGATACGGGCCCAAGCAGAACAGAATGATGCAGAAGTGGATCGTCAGAAACTGCAACTCCAGCAAGGCGCTCAGCAGGAGAAGGCACGGCAGTTCAATGAGCGCATAGCAAGCCAAGAGCGTCAGACACAGGCTAGGATTGATGCTTCTCTCAGGAGAGAGCGTATGAAAGGAACACAGTGATGAGTGTAGTAAAAATTGTCACCAATACCCCGGGCAAGGCCCCGAAAGCCGTCAAAACAGAGGGTCTGAAGGAAGTAAAGGTGCCGCAAGGCATGGGCCCGATGACTGCGCGTGGCATGGGTGCTGCGAAAAAAGGCGGCTCCTATATGGGTTGCAAATGACCAAGAAAAAGTCTTTTCAGAAAGACACGAAGTACTCTGAGTATGATCTAGACGGTGACGGCACAATCACCGACGAAGAGCTGGCTCACGCAAAAGAAATGAAACATGAGGAAGCTGAGTTACGCAAGTTATTGGCTCAGCGCCGCATGGCAACTTACACGCTTATTGGTATGGCCGTGTTCACGGTTATGTTATTTATGCCCTTTGTTCCAGATAAACGGATTGAGCTCTTGAGCGATGTATCCGATCTGTTCTATATTACCGGTGCGGGCATCGTCGGAGCATACATGGGCGTCAGCGCATGGATGAGCCGCAAATAGGAGAGACCGATGTTGCAAGCACTTATTGGCCCTATTGCCAATCTGGCTGGGACCTTTCTTGAGAAAAAGGTCACGGAGCAAAAAGCGAAGGCCACTCTTGCCCAGACTGAGGCTGAAGCAAAAGCAGAGATTATGAAGACTGCTGCTACCCACGATTCGAAGTGGGAGCTGATCATGGCGCAGTCTACTCAGACGTCGATAAAAGATGAAATCGTGACCGTTATTATACTGATACCTGTGGTGTTGGTTTTTATACCGGGCATGGAAGGTGTGGTCAAAAATGGGTTTGACCGTCTCAACGAGCTCCCCGAGTGGTACACTTATTTGTTGTTTCTAACATGTAGTGCGGCACTGGGTATTCGTGGGCTGGACAAGTTCCGAAACAGCAAGAGGTGACATGCTTGATGGATTAAGAGTCTCCATGTTTGTTCTCGAAAAGATTGATTCTAGGCGAGAACAGATATGCCAAACATTACAGTTCAAAGGTGTCTCTGACATGGAAATGTACAGAGAATTAATGGGAAACCTAGACTCTTTGGACTTCATCGAACAGGAACTCAAGAGCCTGCTAGACAAACAGGAGCAACTAGATGACTGAGGCTGCAACGCCTATTTCTGAGGCACTTTATGTGTCTTCTGAGGACAGAGTCCTCGACCCCTCTCTTTTGGATAAATCCCTTATGGATCGTATGCCGACGCCTACAGGCTGGCGTATTTTGGTTTTGCCGTACAAAGGCAAAGGCAAGACTGAGGGCGGTATCATTATTCCAGGCAAAACCCAAGAAGAGTACGATATTGCAACGCAGGTTGGATATGTCGTCAAAGTGGGCGAGCTGGCTTATGAGGATCGGGCAAAGTTCCCTAGTGGGGCTTGGTGTAAATCAGGCGATTGGGTGCTATTTGCTCGTTACGCAGGGTCTCGTTTGAAAATAGACGGCGGCGAAGTTCGTCTGCTGAATGACGACGAAATCCTCGGCACCGTTCTAGACCCCGACGATCTAATTCATATTTGAGGTGAGCATGTCCACACAAGTCAAAGAAAAACAGGACGAACTGTTTGAAGCTGAAGACCGTGTAGAAGCGGTCGAGGTGGAAGTAGAGACTCCTGAAGAGCAATCGGCAGAGCCGACCACTGAGCAAGAGCCGCCGCAACCTGCGGAAGAGGAACACCGCGGCAGAGTATCTGATACGCAGAAACGTATCGATCAGCTTACGAAAAAAATGCGCGAGGCTGAGCGTCGAGAAGAAGAGGCGATCCGTTATGCGCAAGCAAGGCAGACGGAAGCGGAGTCTTTGCAGGCGCGATTGAACGATTTGGATCAGTTTGCGCAGACTCAGTTTCGCGAAAATGTCGATACGCAGCTTGAAGACGCAAAGAATCAAATGCGTCAGGCTCTTTCGATCGGCGACTCAGAACAGGCTGTCGCGGCGCAGGAACGCATTGCGCAGTTGACGGTGTCCAAACAGACCCCCACGGCCCCAGAGCCCGCCCCGGCGGCTCCTGCGGCCGCTGCGGCACCTTCTCAAGCGGCTGCCCCACGACGTCGGGATCCTCGCGCTGAAAGGTGGGCAGACGAAAATGAGTGGTTCGGAAAAGACAATGCCATGACCTATGCAGCTTTTGGGATACATAAAGAGCTCGTCGAAAAGAAAAAGCTAGACCCAAAAACTGAGGATTACTATACTGCTTTGGATGAAGCTATGCGGAGAGAATTTCCGCATAAATTCGAAGACCCCGGTGTGGAAGAAGAGCGTAAACCGATTCAGAACGTCGCTTCCGCTTCAAGAACCGCTAAAAAATCTGGATCGAAAAAAGTGCGTTTGACTGAAAGAGAGGTCGCCATTGCTAAAAAGCTTGGAGTTCCGCTTGAAGAATACGCCAAATACGTCAAGAGGTAGATAATGTCTGATACAAACGAAGTAACTGCTGTAAAAGGCATCGATCGTTCCTCTCGCGCGACTAAAACAAGGGAGAAGCAAGCAAGGCGTAAGCCTTGGGCTCCTCCGTCCATGCTAGATGCACCGCCTGCGCCCGATGGGTATAAACATCGTTGGATACGCGCCGAGACTCGCGGCTTTGATGATCGAAAGAACGTCAGTGCCAAGCTTAGAGAAGGTTACGAGCTCGTCCGTAGAGATGAATATCCCGATTTTGAGGCTCCCGTAATTGATTCAGGTAAATTTGAGGGTGTGTTTGGAGTCGGTGGACTTGTTCTTGCTCGGATTCCGTTGGAAACGGTAGCTGAAAGAGCTGAGTACTTCAGTGGAAGGACTCAGGATCAGATGGATGCTGTGGATCACGACATGATGAGAGAGAACGCTCATTCAACGATGACGATCACGAAACCTGAACGTCAATCCCGTGTAACCTTTGGCGGCACTTCAAAGTAGTGCCTGTTAAGGAGAAAAGAAGATGGCAAACCTGCTAAGTGGTGGCTATGGTCTTCGTCCGATTGGGATTACGGGTGGCGAATCTAATAACATGGGTCTGACCCAGTATGAGATTGCCAGCAACTATACTACTGCGATTTATCAAGGTGGTATTGTTATCCCTCTTGCCGGTGGAACCATTGCCATTTCAGATCAAGCGGTATCTCCGCTTGGTGTTTTTAACGGCTGCGAGTATGTTGACTCAACCTCTGGTAAGGTTGTTTTCAGCAACTACTGGCCGGGTTCAAACAACGCAAATGTTGACACCAATCATCCGGTGAAAGCTTTTGTGTATGACAACCCGATGCAGCTTTTCTCGGTTGTTGCTGACGGCACCAATACGGATAGGGCTACGGCTCTTGCCGATGTTTTCGCAAACGCCACTATGGCGTCTGTGAATAATGGCAGCACAAACACCGGTCGCTCTACTGATATGCTTGATATCAGCACTGCGGCTACTACGAACACTTTGGATGTTCGTATCGTGGGGCTCTATGAAGACGATGCAAACACTGATTACTCCGCTGTGGGTCATCAGTACATTGTTCGCCTTCTGGGTCACTTTAACTCTGGTACAAGCGCCGCAGTGGGAACACTGGCGCATACCGGCATTTAGGAGGGCTTGTAAATGGCTATTTCTCGCGCACAACTGGCGAAAGAGCTTGAGCCTGGCTTGAATGCTCTTTTTGGCCTTGAATATGACCGCTACGAAAATGAGCATGCGGAAATCTTCGATGAGGAGTCTTCGGACCGTGCATTCGAAGAGGAAGTGATGCTCGGTGGCTTTGGAACAGCTCCGGTTAAGTCCGAAGGTGGGACAATTAGCTTCGATGATGCACAAGAGACTTTCACGGCTCGTTATACACACGAGACCATTGCTCTTGCGTTTTCAATCACGGAAGAAGCTATTGAAGACAATTTGTATGACCGCCTTGCGGCTCGTTATACAAAGGCTCTTGCCCGCTCGATGGCTCAGACCAAGCAGATTAAAGCTGCTGCTGTTCTGAACAACGCTTTTACCGCGGGTGCTTCTGCGGGCGGCGACGGAGCAGCTCTTTGCTCTTCCTCGCACCCGTCACTCACTGGTAACCAGCGCAACCTGCTGTCTACTGCCGCGGATCTCAATGAGACTTCGCTGGAGCAGATGCTAATTGATATCGCTGGCATCACTGATGAGCGTGGCCTTAAAGTCGCCATTCGTGGCATGAAGCTGATCATCCCGAAGGAGCTTCAGTTCATCGCAGAGCGCGTTATGAACTCGAATCTTCGTTCGGCAACCGCAGACAATGATGTGAACGCGGTTCGCTCGATGGGGATGCTGCCGGACGGGGCGGTTGTAAACCACTTCCTGACCGACACGGATGCGTTCTTCATCAAGACTGACGCTCCGAATGGCTTCAAGTACTTCAACCGTTCGCCAATCAAAACTGCCCTGGAGGGTGATTTTGACACGGGTAACACTCGCTTCAAGAGTCGCGAGCGTTACAGCTTCGGCTTCTCCGATTGGCGTTGCGTTTTCGGTACACCTGGCGCATAATCGGATTGCAACAGACGACGTAGCGAAAGGGCGGCAGTATTGCCGCCCTTTCTTTTTTGTTATACAGTAGTTCTGGGCTTCACTTCAGCTTTGTAGACAGGGTCATGCCCACCTGACATTGCACGGACTACAAAGCGAAACCTTGTGCAAGGGGTACTAATATGGCTTCCACTACTTTTTCAGGTCCCGTGACCTCTACTGCCGGTTTTATCTCCGGATCAGACTCTCTTGTTTCTGTAGCTGCTGACGTGACTCTGACGTCTGCTTCTCACGCAGGCCGTACAATGGTCTTGGGCGTGGCGAGCGGTGCAACCGTCACTCTTCCTGCCGCAAGTGGGACAGGGAACATCTACCGATTCTTTGTTTCGACCACGGTCACTTCGAATGATTACATCATTCAGGTTGCTAACGGCGACGACACGATGGCTGGTGTAGCGATTATTGCTAACGACTCAGACAACTCTGCTTCTATCTTTGAAACCGCCGCAACAAGCGATACCGTCACAATGAATGGTACAACTACGGGTGGTCTCCTTGGCACTACGGTTGAGATTCAAGACGTAGCATCAAACGTTTTCTCTGTTGTCCTCCGCGGCGCAGCGACAGGCACTGAAGCCACTCCTTTCTCTGCTGCTGTTTCGTAAGAGGCTTATCATGGGTAAGCTCAACGGCGGCAAGAAGCCTGCGAAGACCGTTAAAAAGGCTTCAAAAAAGAAAGAGGGGTAAGCTATGGCGGGTTCTGACGTCAAGGCAAAGCGGATTACCGGCACCGGGTCTCTCGGTGTCGGGCCAGCTCGTATTCGTCAGATACAGTTGAAAACGGCTTCAGGAACCCCACGTTTGACCGTTTCTGACGGCAACGGGGGTTCTACCGTATTGGATCTGGATTTCAATGCATCTGACACGCATTCAGTGAACATCCCGGCAGAGGGCATCAGAGTTAGCGACATTTATGTTGCTACTTTGACCAACATTACTGCCGTGACGTTCTTCTTCAACTAGGTGCGATATGGCTGCGCGTAAGGCAAAAATGCCTGCCCGCAACAAGAAAAACTTCCGCTCCACTGCAAGTGGGGCGGGAATGACTAAGGCTGGGGTAGCTGCTTATCGTAGAAAAAACCCTGGGTCAAAATTAAAGACTGCCGTCACGGGCAAAGTAAAGAAAGGCTCAAAGGACGCAAAGCGGCGAGCATCTTATTGTAGTCGCTCAAAGGGTCAGATGAAGATGCACAATATCAACTGTAAAAAAACCCCAAAGAAGCGCATTTGCGCAGCTCGCAGAAGGTGGAAGTGTTAGCATGAAAGCGGAAGAAGTTTTAAGGCTGTTGGAAAAACACGAAGCTGATTGCAGCCAACGATATTCTGATATCCAAGATAAGTTGAAATCATTGGATACTCGGATGTGGGGTATTATGGTTTTGATTGTTTTAGCCGCAGGATTGGAGCAATTGATATGATGAGATCAGACTTCCCAACAGTGACGTCAAGGGTCCGTGTGGGTGCAAAGCCTCGTAAGCCTGGGGTCACCTATATGAAAAACGGTGGTAGAGCTAGTAAAAAAAGCAAGGGCTCTAAAATTTGCCCGGAAGGCAAGGCGTGGGCAAAACGCACTTTTGACACTTACCCTAGCGCGTATGCCAATCTGGCAGCTTCAAAATATTGTAAAGACCCCAACTATGCCAAAAAGTCAAAAGGCGGCAAAAGACGGGGACGGTAGCTATGAGGGCACCTCAAAAAGCTAAAATCAAAAAGGTTGCTGGGAAGTTGCGTAAAGCATCAAAAGCTCACGCTAAACAAGCAAAAACTTTGTCTTCTCTTGTGAAGTCATCTCGGAAAAAGAGGTAAGCATGGGTGAGCTTCAAAAATGGCTGGATCAAGATTGGGTTCGCATAGGCAGGGACGGCAAAATAAAAGGTAAATGCGGGACCTCAAAGGATAAAAAGAATCCTGACCGTTGTTTGCCTCGCAGTAAAGCTCAGAGCTTGTCTCAATCGCAACGTGCTTCTACTGCACGGAAAAAGAAAAAGGCGGGCAAAAAGGGCAAAACCGTTGTGTCAAACACCAAGGCAGCTAAAGTTATGACTGCTGCAAATGGCGGGCCCGCTAAAAGACCATTTCGTGGCAAACGTATCCCAGGTACGGCTGTCGCAAAAGGCTGTGGGGCAGTGATGTCCAATCGCAGAAAAAGGACTAAAGGTTCTGTAACACAAGTGTGAGGTAGTATCATGGCTATGAAAAAGAAAGGCTACGCCAAAGGTGGCGTTGCCAAAAAAATGAAGCGTGGCGGCGCTGCGAAAAAAGCACCGATGAAAATGCGTAATGGCGGAATGGCGATGAAGAAAAAAGGCATGGCTCGTGGCGGCGCTGCGAAAAAAGCCATGAAAATGCGTAACGGTGGTGCGGCAATGAAGAAAAAGGGCATGGCTCGTGGCGGCGTCGCAAAGAAGATGAAGCGCGGGGGCCGTGTTAAAAGGTAAGGAATGCCTTACCTTCAGAGCAATATACCGCACTTCAAATGCTGGGTAAGACGCGAATACACATGCAACCATGATCGTTATCATGGTGAGTTTTTGCATGCGATGGCGATCGCTGTGACGACAATGCCAAATCGTTGTTTAAGCTTTCAGTTAATTTTTACTGGTTGCGAAAGCGACGAGTCAGACGAGCCCAACATTCATGGTGGGGCGATGTGGGCCAGGATGCCGATTACTGCATTAGTGGGCGACACACCTTTGGAAAGGTGGCCGGATCCGATGCCTGTTCATGCTGCGCAACCTTGGGATTGTATGTCTCATACGCATGCTGTTTACAGTTTGGCACGAGCTCAGCCATGTCCTTGGTTGGCAAAAATAGACGGCGACTTTTTCCCGGCTAAATACCTTTTCACCGTTGATTACACAGACAGTGAGATAGCGGACGACCCGGCACAACATAAACAGAGTCATGTATTGGAGCTTCTGGATGCCGGAGATTGGACTGGAAATATAGTTGCCCTGCCCAATAATCGTGTCCGAGTCACGCACCCGGCTTGGTTTGAAACAGGGGACGGGGCACCTGACTTTTTACCGTCGCAACACATCCACTATTCAAAATCTGATTTAGACTATACATTAGACGTCAATCAGATTTTTGATAATCTGTATGCGGAGAAAAAGTAATGGCAACGTCGGGCAGTACAGATTTTGAGTTAGACGTCTCTGACTACATAGAAGAAGCTTTCGAGAGATGTGGGTTGGAGGTTCGCACAGGTTATGACTTAAAGACCGCTAGGCGTTCTTTAAATCTAATGCTGGCCGAATGGGCAAACCGCGGCTTAAATCAGTGGACAATAGTAGAGCGGTCTCAGGCCATGACAGAGGGTACTGCCGCCTATTCTTTGGGCACAGATGTGATCGACATATTGTCGGCGGTTGTACGCCGCAGCAATGTTGACTATGCGTTAGAGCGTATCAGTAGAGACGCATATCAGAATATCCCAACAAAAACTACTGATGGACGTCCCTCACAGTTCTTTTTAGATCGTCAAATCACTCCTTCCTTAAAGGTTTGGCCGACCCCTGAAAACAGTACTGATGTCATCTATTACAATGCTTTGACTCGCATGGATGATGCAGACAGCGCCACAAATACCCTTGAAGTCCCGTTTCGGTTCTATCCGTGCCTTGCTGCGGGTTTGGCTTACTACATAGCTATCAAACGCGCTCCAGATCGCATTCAGCTATTAAAGGCTGTCTACGAAGAAGAGTTCGAACGTGCAATGACAGAGGATCGTGACAGAGCCTCTTTTAATGTTGTCCCTAATTATCAGTATCTAAGGATGAACTGATGCCTAAATTTGCGTCAGGGAAAAACTCTTACGCTATATCAGACCGGTCGGGCTTGCGATATCGGTATAGAGACATGCGTCGAGAATGGAACGGACTTTTTGTTGGCAAAGACGAGTTCGAAAATAAACACCCACAGTTAGGGCCTTTTAGATCTCCTGTAGATGCGCAAGCTTTGCGCGACGCCCGTCCTTTCAATGACAGTCGTCCTGTCACTATTACGTTTCCTGCATTTAATTTAAGCACGGTTCAATACATCCCGGTGCCCAAGATGCATGCCCAGGCCGGAACTTTGACTACATCCGACACGGTCACTGTAGCGCCTATTTCGGTTACTCCGACAGGGGTAACCGCTACGATATCTCTGGGCACCCTTACAGTACAAGGTAGTGTAGCCGTCACACTGACCGGAGTCTCTGCAACAGTTTCGCTTGGTACTTTGTCGGTAAGTGCCTCTACCATAACAACCTATACGGTAACAGTCGCCTCATATTATGGAGCGAATAAATACTATATTGACGGGGTTCGTCAGGCGACACTTACCCTAAACGAGGGCTCTACATATAGGCTCGATCAGTCGGACGGAACTAATTCCGGACATCCTTTGAGGTTCTCTACAACCTCAGACGGAACTCATGCCGGGGGTAGCGAATATACTACCGGGGTAACCACGACAAGTACCTATACACAGATCACAGTAGCCTCTGGAGCCCCGACTCTGTATTATTATTGCACCAATCACAGCGGGATGGGCGGCACCGCGAACACGCCGTAGGAGTAGACAATGGCAATTACAACAGCAGTTTGTACGAGCTTTAAGAAGGAGTTACTTGAAGGCGTACACAATTTTGCAGGCGGCGGGGACACTTTCAAAGTCGCTTTGTATACCAGTAGCGCAAGTCTTGATGCTAGCACAACCGCGTATACAACTAGCAACGAAGTAAGTGGCACAGGCTATAGCGCAGGCGGCGCAACATTGACGGCGGTCGCTCCGACAACGAGCGGCACCACAGCCTTTGTAGATTTCAATGACGTGACATTTTCAAGCTCGACCATTACGGCGCGCGGCTGCTTGATCTACAACAGCAGCGATTCAAACAAGGCGGTTGCGGTGTTCGATTTTGGCTCTGATCAGGCGTCCAGCAGTTCCAACTTTACGATCACCTTCCCTACAGCAAGTGCAAGTGACGCTATCGTAAGGATTGCTTGATGGCCTTTACCTATGCACAGTTGAAAACAGCTATCCAGGATTACACGGAGAACACGGAAACGTCCTTCGTGACAAACCTGCCTGTGTTTATTCGTGCTGCGGAAGATCGCATATTCAAGCTGGCAGATCTTGAGGTGTTCCGGAAAAACGCTACCAGCGCTCTAACGCAGAACGATCCGTATCTGTCTGTGCCATCTGATTATCTTGCATCCTTCTCGCTTTCGTTAACAAACAGCAGCTCAAAAGAGTTTTTGCTCCAAAAGGATGTGAACTTTTTGCACGAGTTTCATCCCAATGCTTCGACTACGGGTACGCCAAAGTACTATGCTTTTTTTGATATCGATAACTTTATAGTAGCACCGACGCCGGACAGTAATTATGCGGTTGAGTTGCACTACTATTATCGACCGGCTTCTTTGACTGCTGGTGCAGACAGTGGGACATCTTGGTTAAGTGAGAACGCTCCAAATGCCTTGCTTTACGGTTCGCTGGTAGAAGCGTATATTTACATGAAGGGTGAACCGGACATGCTACAAATGTATGAAAAGCAGTTCACCGAAGCTTTGACCAGGATCAAAGATCTGGCAGAAGCTAGAGAAAACAGCGATGCGTATCGCAGGGGTCTGCCAGATCGGCCTCGGACATAAGGAGTAGAAGATGGCGACATCTAATGCAGCAACCACCTACTTGGAGAACAAGCTACTTAGCCTGATCTTCAAGAACAACGCCGGGAGTTTTTCAACACCAGGCGACTCAATCTATGTGGGGTTAGCCACCGCTGTTAGCAACGCAGAAGCAGGCACTTTGACAGAAGTGAACACCTCGACACAGGACGCAAACTACGTTCGCAGGCAAGTGACCGCAGCAAACTGGACGTTGGCAAGTTCTTCGACTGACCAGCAGACAGTGACCAACGCGGCTAACATTGAGTACCCTGCATCAAGCGGCGTTGCTACATACACCGTGACTCATGCTTTTCTTGCAGACGCAGCCACCAGCGGGAACATCCTGTTTGTCGGCGCACTGGACGCATCGAAGGCGATTGCATCGGGTGACATCTTCCGCATCAATGCAGGGAATCTCACCATTGAGTTGAAGTAATGGCGCTTGTTCTGAAAGATCGTCTGAAGGAGACGACCACTACAACCGGCACTGGCACCTATACACTCGCTGGTGCCGTTACTGGTTTTGAGGCGTTTTCGCAAGTCGGCAACGGGAACACGACCTATTACTGCTGCACGGATGGTACAGACTTTGAGATCGGAATTGGAACCTATACGTCGTCAGGCACGACGCTGGCTCGTACCACGATCCTACAAAGCTCTAACAGTGACAATGCTGTTAGCTGGTCCTCTGGTACGCGCACTGTCTTCTGTACGCTGCCTGCTGAAAAGATGATCTTCAATGACGCCAGCAACGCTATCCAAGGCTTTACGGATAACTCTCTGGCATTCGCGATAGCGTTAGGATAGTGACATGGCAAATGCGTTTAAGACTTTCACAGACACGGCGGTAGGCACC